CGGAGACCCCCGTCAAAGCGGCAATCTTGTTAAATACAACGTCGCCGGGGGTGCCGGAAGCCACGACTCCTGTCAGGGCTACCGTGACATTTTGACTCTCATCACCGGTTACACCTTGGGCAGCGACACCGGTCAGTGCAACTATGCGCTCTCCAACCGAAATGTCCCCAACCTGTCCAGCAGCAGAAACCCCAGTGATGGGCTCTTCAATCAAGCGGATGACATCCCCAACTTGACCGTTTGCTTCAACGCCGGTCAGGGCAACCGTCCTAGAACTGCCACTCGCTTCAACTTGCCCCGCCGCGCTAACGCCGGTCAGGGCAATCGTGATGCTATTGGTAACCGATCCAACGGAGCCTTGGGCTTCGCTGCCGGTCAGGGCAAACTCATGCGGGCCAACGCCCATCGTGCCCACGAAGCCACGGGCAATGACGCCGTCTTCGGTGGGAGCGTTTGTCTCAGTTACATTCCCAACCCCGCCCGAGGCACTGACACCCGTGAGCGCAACGGTGCGTTCACCCATCGAGACAGCGCCAACCGCGCCATCAGCCTGAACACCTGTTGGGAACGCCGGGATGGCAAATACAACGTCACCAACTGAACCGGCGGCAGCAACACCACTCAGGGCTACGACGCGTTCGCTCCCTACGTCCCCAGCATAGGCATCCGCATGAAGACCCGAAATTAGTGGTAGGGGTAACGGGTCAACGTCATCTACAACACCTTCAGCTTCAACGTGGGTAAGCGCGATTAGCGGTGTAGCAACCGCAGTACCGACCAACCCACCAGCAGATACGCCGGTGAGTGCTGTGGTCTTGTCCTGAGTGACATTGCCGACCAATCCAGCGGCGGACACCCCTGAAAGCGCGATAAGAACTTCGGACGCTACATTGCCAACAAAACCAGAAGCCAGAACGCTGTCTTCTGTTGGACTGTTGGTTTCAGTAACGGTACCAACATTTCCAGACGCAGCAACGCCCGTGAGCGCAAGATTGCGCCCATTTATGGCGATGGTCCCCGGAGTTCCGGTGGCAGCAACGCCCGTAAGGGCGACAGTTACGTTCGCCCCTACACTGCCAACAGCACCCGAGGCGTCGTCACCTGTTAGGGTTTCACCAAGTCCACCCCAAGTGCCGTCGCCCCATCCACCTATGCCCCATCCGGTAGCCATGAACTACCACCTTCAGGGGTTTAAGTCGTCGCCAAACGCAGCAGAGCCGTCGAGGTGGTGTTGGCGGGCATCGTCAGAGTGAACGTACCTGCGGTCACGGTCTGTGAACCGAAGGTGTGCACGCTGACAGCCTTGTCACTCTGAGTAGAGTTGTAGATCAACACTGCATCGAACGCCGTTGTCAGGGTGACGTTGGTGTAAGTGATGCTTGACGAAGCTGTCCAGTAAGCGACACCCGCCGTAGCCGACGTATTAGACGAAGCAGGGGGCGTGGCGTTGGTCACCGTTACACCACCGGGGGTGTAGTTGGTGCCGGTCACTTCGCCAGTGCTGCTGTACGCCGTGGTGCTTGCGTTTACCGTGGCAGAAGCCAGATAAAGCGCAGCCTTGAACGTATCAGCAGCACTGCTGGCACGAGTCGGGGCGGTACCAAAGTTGTGGGTAGCGGTCAGCACTTCGCCAAGAAACGACGTGCACATCGACTGAGTATTTGCCATTTCAGGCTCCTTTCGTTAACCAAATGACGCGGCTTCGCCGCCAGCAAAAACGGGCATCTTTTTCAGCGTGACATGAACCGAACGATGCACAAGTTCGCCTTCATGCCAATACTCGACCCAAGTCGTGTATTCGTTGTCATTATCAAGAACCCCCTCTTTTTTCTCAAGAAGGGATTCCTCCATGTCACCTTTTGTCGTAAAAATCGTTCCCATCAAAATGTCCTTATGAAATACGCACAATCGCGTTGTTGGGGTCGGCTACCGGGAAGGTAACCGTGAGAGTTTGATTGTTCACCGTTTTGTCCGAACCAAAATCTAGGGTTGCCACAGATTTGTCGCCCTTGCTACTGTTGTAGATCAATGCGCCACGAGCAATGAAAGTGGCACCGGTCCAAGTGGCGGGGTCAAACGAGATGTATGCAGTCGGCACCTGCTGATTGTTGTTAGCAGCGGTTGGCGACTGACTGATCACAAGCGTTACGCCTCCAGCCACGTACCCCGTACCAGTGACTTCGTTCAGGGTTGTGTAGACCGTGGTAGACGGACCCAATGCTGCGTTACCGGTGTACAACGCAATCTTAAAGGTGTCGGGTGACGTTGGGCCGAAGTTGTGCACGGCCTGAAGAATCTCGACCTTGAAGCTCGTGGTGACGGTTTGAAAAATCGCCATATCAGGTCACCGGTTGACGATACTGCCCTGAGCGATAGGCATCTTGACGTTCCATACCGTCGCCCAGACGCTTTGCCAAAGCCAGAGCTTCCTTGTACTTGGTCTCGTAGTAGGCCATCACGTCGGTCTCACCCTTCATGTAGGTGTATGCCTCGACCAATGTGCCGTACAAAAGCACCGTATCAAAGTTGTCGCCAAGCCACGTCGTGCCCGCCGTAACGATTGACTCGGGGTAGTAGTAATAATGCAGTTCAACGTTGTAGTTGGCGTCGGGCGTCGGGCCGAGAAGAAACGTCAACTCAGTCGTGATAGCGGCACCGTTCACCGTGGGGCCAAACAGTGCGTAATACTTTGGAACGCCCTTGTCGTCGTTGGGGCTCGGGTACGCCTGCCGAATGTAGTTCACGTCTTTGTTCAACAGGTATTCGTACGTGCCCGTATTGAGGTCGCTGGCCACAACACCAGTGATGACGGCTAGGGAATAAACGGCGAGGAAGTCATTTGGGGCAGACAAGTACTTGTTGTTTGCCGCCATGACCCCTTTCATGTTCTTACGCAACGACGGGAACTGCACCGTGTTGTAGATGCGCTGTTCCGCCTGCCGGATGAACCGATTGATCTGCTCAGTCGTGGTGTCCTGTGACCCGTCAGACAGGTCAAAGGCCGGAAAAATGTTTTCCGAATACGACTGAACAGCGTCGAACAGTTCTTGGTAGTTCATGTTTAGGCCATGGGACCGCGAGACATCACGCCCTTGGTGGCCGCGCCTGTGCCACGCATCTTGATACCCGTGGTCTTGGGTGTGGGATCGTAGCCATCACGGTTGATGTTGCCAACCGACATCTTCACAGAATTGGCAGCGGTCGGCTCCTTGCGGTAACCGTTGGCCAACTCCGCTTCACTCAAAGCCTTGCCTTGCATTGTATGTGGTTGAGCGTAGATGTCAGCTTGGCCGACTTCCTTGCCCATTACCTTCTTGCTGAACTTGGCCATGATCAGGCCCCCTTCTTGTAGGTAAAGGACGACTTCTTCTGATTGGCAACCTTGGCCAGACCACGACCCAACGCCTTCATTTGGGCATTGGTCTTGCCGCCCTTCGCCATCTTGGCAGCGTGCATGCGCTTCTCATGCGCCTTCACCTCTTCCTTGGCAACCTTCTTCATCTTGTCCATTTCCGACTCCTTACGTCGTAGTTACCGTTACTGTACCAACTTGGGCTTGCAAAACCAAGTAATTTAAGGTTAGCGGGGCGTCGAAACCTCTTGACCCACCTACCGGATTCCACCCCCACTGATACACCCGGCTACCGCCTTCGGGCGTGCCCGTCTGGGTCTGCGATATACCCACGGTGTCCACCGTTTGCAAACCGTTCAACCCTGACAGGTAGTAGCTCACATCAGGGCGCGGCTCCTGCACAGCTTGTGGGTCATACACTGGGTACATACCAAGCTGCAACTGCGGCTGGTCGGGTTCCCAGCATTCTGGGCACACCTTAATGCTGACCTGCTTGGTCTTGATGGTCAGCTTACGCAACTGCTTGAGCAGATACCGCTGCGCACAGCGGTCACATTCCGCAATCGTGTATTTAGCTGACGCGTACTTAGGCCCCGCCATACATCACCTGTAGAACAAGCTGCGTGGGACAAAACGGTCGCTGGCTTTCTCGCGGTCTTCGTCCGCAGCCAACTGCCACTGCTGTTCGTACTCTGCCTTGAGCATAGCGATCCGATTGGGGTCCATGTCAGGGAGCTTGATTGACATTTTGTATGCCAGCCCCGCCACCATGCACTCCAAGAGACGGAACGGAATATCTTGTGTTTTCACACCAGTGCCCGCATCCTGAACGCGGCGCATGCGCCAGTACACAAACATGTAGTACGGATCACCCACCGATCCTTGATTGGGGATTGGCCAAATGTTGATCGAAGGGGGACGAGCCACATAAACCGGTGTACTAACAGGATGCGAAGTGGCGATGGTGTTCTGTTGGCCACGGCCACAATAGCTGATGTACCCAGCGGTGGAGCTTGGGCTCGGCTGCGTGAGATTGCTGTAGCTGATTAACTCGGTGCCCAGCTTGATGAAGCCAGCAGCAGCCAACTGGGTCACGTCATCCAGATAGATCGTGGTGTCCGTAGGCTGGACGGTCTGGGTAGAGGTCTGAGCCGTCGTTACGTTGGTCTCGCCGGTCTGGCGATTGATCCAGACCTGAATGGGACGACCTTGCGCGTATTTGTTGGGAATCGTGGAATACGTAGATTCACTGATCCGGTTGATGTTGATGTCGATCTGCGTGGTGCCAGCGCCTGCGTTGGTACGCGTCACCTGATCCAGCAAATCAATCGTGTCGTTGGGCAGCGCGTAAATGGCTTGATTAGGGTACAGAGGAATCTGCCCCTCTTCAATCGTCCAGAGGTTGATGCCCCGGTTGGCCCACTCAATCGTCAGCAGGTTGAGGCTACGCCGCGCAGTGCGGAAGTTGTAGCCCGTGCGCAGTTCCTGTCCGCAACGCTCAAACGCCTCTTCGATGAGGTCGTTCATATCGAGGTTGAAGAGGGTGGTGCCGGTGGTAGTCATTTAACGGAACCTCGCGGTCTTCTTAGCGATGGCCTTGGGTTGCGCTACGAACTGCTTGCCGGAGGCTTTGCCTGCTCGTTTTGCTCGGGTTGAGGCGGCGTACTCTTGGGGGGAAAGACTCTTAATCGCAGCCTCTGGAAGATACCTCTCACCCGTGTCAGAAGATCGTTTACCACTTTTGGTCCTCCATTTCTGAGCGGTCCAGTCCTTCAATGACTGCTGCGACTTTTTAGTCACGGTAACCGCCACCCTTACTCTTGTACTGCTTGGCCAGTAGCTGTGCTTTTCTCGCGCTCCACTGACCTGCCGCCGTGCCCTGCACAGCCTGCCCCTTGATCTTCTCAAACAGCGATTTGCGCATGCCGGGTTTGGTGTAGTTCCCGGCCTCGTTGACCTTGGACTTCACCGCGCCACCCTCAGCATACTGATCAAAGTCAGTATCGTCCCGACGAGCCTTGCGTTTGGCTCCGGGCATTTTGCTAGGGTTAATGGCCCCCATGCCACGCGACGGCATCATGATCAGACAATCTTTCCGCGAGTTTTGCCGCGAATGGCGCAGCCGTCAGCACGCTTGGAAGCAGAACTGACTTTGCCACCGGCCTTCATGGCAGAAGCAGGAGCTACACCAGTTTGTTGCTGCTGTTGCCGCTCTTTGTCCTTCTCACGATCTCGACGGATGGCATCGGCCACAGCGCCAAGAGCACCAAACTGAGTCAGGTTACCCAAACCTTCGCCAGTAGCGATACCGGCCAACGGGGATACATCGCTGAACTTCATGATTACCCCATCGAAATCATCTTGCCTCTGGTCTTACCACGAGTGGCACACCCATCGGCACGTTTAGAGGCGGAACTAACTGAACCTCCCTTGCGGAAAGTCGGCATATCTGCATCCTCGTTCTCGTACCGAACCCGCGTACCAGGGCGATCCACGTCCGTCAACTTGTACTCAGGACGCTGCGGTTTATTTTCACCAAGCACGGGTTCTTTATCACCAATGAACTGCGCCTTGGGCTGAGGCATTTCCTCGGCCAACTTGGTGTGGTACTTCTTGCCCTTGAAGGTGAACTCCTTCAAGCCACTCTTACGAGCATCAGCAAATGCCTGCCCAAATTCACTGAGTTTCCTAGTTGCCATGATCACCCCATTGAGATCATCTTGCCTTTGGTCTTGCCGCGTGCGGCGCAGCCATCAGCGGCCTTGACATAACCACCCTTTTTGTAACCTGCCTGCTGGTACGCCTCGTACTCACGGGCAGCGGAGGGTACAGACTCCCGCATGGCCTTGGCCGCACGGATGTCATCACGCGCAGACTTGGCCATCGTGGTGGAAAACTTAGACATGAAGTCCTGTTCTCCTGCGATGCCCTTGCGCATAAGCTCACGAGACTGCTCAAGTTTGGCGGTCTCTTTCTCGGTGGGTTTACGAATTCCGGGCATCGCGTTCTCCTTAGCAGGCTCTGCCGCCCTTGTTCATCTTGATCATTGCGCCCTTGGTCTTACCCTTGACGGCAACACCATCACGGCTGGGGGCAGCAGTCTTCACAGCGCCCATTTTGGAAGCGGCCATACCACCCTTGGCCATCTTCTTCATGCCAGCTTCTTTCATCTCATGCTTGATCATGGACTTGGGAGCGCCCTTCTTCTTCATGAAAGACACTTCCTTCTTCATCATCGCTTTGGATTCAGCCATTTCGCCACCTTTTGAAAATTTGCGGCCTTTGTCGGCCTTGATGAAATCTTTCCCCACGGATTGTGGGACGCCTGCCTTCTTGGCAAACGATGGGTTGTTGGCCACCGCAGCCATGAAATTGTGTTGCTTCCCGCTAACTGATGGCACTTCGTTGCTCCTTCATAAAAGCATCGAGCTTCTCATCTAGCCGGTCCAACCGCGCTATAACGCGGTTGAAATCGTTGTGCATATCCGCCTTGGTCACGAACTTGTCCAGATGCTCCTCCCGCGTACGGTTGAGGAGAATCTGAATTCGCTTCACCTCGTCCGCATGACTCTTGATCACCCAGATGATGATCGCAGAGATGAAGGAGAGGACTACGTTCCATATCAGCAGTTCCATGCCCGCAAACTCTTGTTAATCCTCGAATTCGGATCGTTTGCGGTTTTTGCGCTCGTCAACTTCTTTTTCATCCCTTTCATACGGGCGCAAAAAGAGTCGCGGCGTGGACCGCCCTCGGGCTGAGGTGCCTTCAGCCCCGGCTTCCCCGGATTCGCGGCGTTGTAAGAGGCTCGGCCCTTGGCGTTCAAGCCGCCTTTGGGATTCTTGCCTTCTTTCCTCTGCCATGCCGGACTCTTAGCCATAGAACACCACAGCCGTTGTGCCGGTGCCAGTAAGGGTCACGTGAATGTTGGTAGCGCAAAGAACACCTTCACCGGGAATGATCACGGAAAAAGGCGTTCCATCTTGCGCGGTAGCGGTCGAAATAAGGACCGTACCGCTTGCCCCACCATCACGCACGACAACGGAACCCGTAGCTGTTCCGGGCGTAATAAACAGCCCTTTCAACCGGGTTCGCGCTGCGTATACCGTGGACGTCGTAGAGACGTACCCGGCTTTAACGTCGGTTTGCATCATGGCGATGCCCCCTTATCAGGTAAGCAGGCCGAGGTTCTTGAGCGCAGCGACGACCTGACCCATGGTGTAGCCACCAAACGTAGCCGTGTCGTCAGCAATGCCACTGGTGCCAGCCGAAAACGCCGCAGCAGTAACTGCCGTCGTGGGGCGAACGATTTTGGTTGCGCCGTAGAAACCGATGGTATCGGTAGCAGCGTTGCCAACGCCCGTGTTACCAGTAATTTCAACGTTGTTGAACGTCGAAGTACCGGTGGTGGCAGTGACGTTGCCAGTCACATTACCAGTGACGTTGCCGATCACGTTACCAGTGATTGCGCCCTCGAAGCCATTGTCAGACTTAACCGGGCCGGAGAAGGTAGTGCGTGCCATTGAAGGCTCCTCAATTGCACCTGCTGTCTGTGAGGTCAGTCCGCCAAGCCGGTCAGCAGGTTATGGGAAATCTTGGACTAGTGGATTTATACACCCACTTCAGGAAAAAGAAAAGGGGGCCGAAGCCCCCTTTTCATCAGGCACCCTGAGAGCCAAACATGCCCAGCGGGTCAGACCAGCCGAACGAGTAACGCTCACGGGACTTGTAGCGGACGTTGCCGGTGTCGAAATCACCGTCCATCGACTGCGACAAGGGGGTACGCACGAAGTGCTTCATGCCGTTAGGAACGTCCGTGGTCAGGAACCAAGCGTTCGTATCGGTCAAGAAGTGGTTAATCGTGTAACCCTCGGGGATAGAACCGTTGTTCTTCAGCGCGTTGATGTCGTTGTCGGCGGTCGCCACGCGGAGTTCGGTCTCCAGCAGACGGGTCGCAACGAATTGCAGCGCGGGGGGAACAATCAGCTTCTTGGGTTTGGCGGCGATCAGCAGATCACGTTCATCCGTCCACAAGCTGATCTGAATAACGGCGGCTTCCAGAGAAGTCTCGTTCAGGTCAGAAGGGGTAGAAGGAACGTTGCTGTTGGTGCCACCAGACACCAGCGGGTGCGCGTTGGAGAACAGGGCCACGCCATCGCCACCGGGGTAGCTAGACGAGAAACCGTTGTTCAGAACGGCAGCGGCCTTCACCTGCTTGGTGTAAGCCATGGCACGAGCCAGAGCCTTGGTGTAACGAGCCGACAGCGAGTCATAGAGGTTGTCCTCAATAGCCTCTTCCGTCAGGCTGAAACCCAGAGCAATGGTTTCGTGGTTGTACCGAGCGGTCCATGCTTCTTGCGCATTGTCATAAGCAATGGCAGAACCTTCCGGCTTGACCGGAGCGGCACTGAAGCCAGACAGCTTGGTTTCTTCTTCAAAGCTACGCTCCGAGGTTTCGGTTTCGTAGATTTCCTTATGCTCCTCGCCATATTTGGCGTACTCAAGACCAAACAGCGCATTCAAGCCGGGCAGGAGTTCCTTGAGTAGTTGGGCACGAGAAATAGCCATGTTGTGTTACTCCTTATCAGGCGGTAGCGGTGGCGTAGTAGTACTCGTGCTGGCCATGGTTGAGCTTCACCAGAATCTCGGGGAACTGGGTGAAGACCAGGGTTGCACTAGCAGCAAACGCAGCGGACGGGGCTTGGTTCAGAACGAACGAAGTCGCGCCAGCGGAAGCCGCCGTATCTACGAACGAGCCAGACGGGATGTAGTTACCGTTGGAATCCAGCGAACCAACGTCCGTACCAACCGGCAGAGCGAAAGGCAGAGCCGAGCAAGTAACGGTAGCGGTGGAGATGCTGGTATACGTAGCGGTACCCAAGCTGACAGCGGTCTCAGTAACAAGACCCAGCATACGCAGCGGCAGAGCAGCCGTCGTAGCGGGGGTATTGTCGGGAGCCAGCACAGCGTTGCGCGAATCGCCCGAAGAAGTCAGACCCGTGTTGTTGATCATGGCCAAGTTCTGACCGATCATGGCACGAGCGCCCGAGGCGATGGTGGTGCCCGAAGAGCAAACCACAGCCTTGAACACAGTGTCAGGATCGTCACAGACGATGGCCACAGCATCACCAGCAGCGGTACCGGCAGGCCAGTACTGGGTGAACTGCTTCTGCTTGGTCACCGGATTGGTAAACGAGCAACCGAGGAAAACGCCAACAAGCGTTCCTTCAGCGCCCGTGTCAACCGTGACACGTTGCAGGTTACCGCGAACCAGCCCAACGCAATCACCGTAGAAGATGTTGGTGTTGTAGCCGTTCGCAATTGCGTATTCACGAGTGGAACCCGCGAACACCTGACCGCCGATCAGATTGATCGGCTTTAGCCCGTAAGGGGCCGAAATGACAGGGTAAGCCATTTAAGGACTCCTAGAGATTTAAGTGCCTTTGCCAAAGCTGGTCGCGGACTTACGCTCCTTAAAGAGCGGCATACGCGGGTCGCTTTGACGCATGAGGCTGTTGTCCACAGCTTCCGTCTGGGCTTGCGTTTGGCGGGCGAAAAAGTCATTCCGCTGCTTAACGAAGTCCTTCGGAGTCTTGCAGAGCAACAGACCGCCGATCTCGATGTTCTCCTTGTAACGGGAGTTCGGATCAATTAGCAGTTTGAATTTGGGTTGCTCTTCAACTGGAACGGGTTCCCAACCTTCGCGGAGTTTGGCCGATAGGTTACGCGGGTCTGCGGCGTTCAAAGTTGAGACGCGAATCCAGCGGTATGCGTAATCCGGGTGCTTGTCCGGCTCAGGCAAAAGTTCGGGCTGCATCCACTGCTTCGGACGCTCCGATACCGCACGCGTTTCAAGTTCTCTTGCGAGACGATTTTCAGCCATTTTGGGCCTCCAATTTCAGTTGTGCCTCAACATATTGTTGGGGCGTCAAACCCAGCTTCTTTGCTAGGTTGATTTGGCTTTGCTTTAGCTTGACCTTGTTTGAGGCCGTGCTACGAACTGCCGGTGCCACCACGGTGCTCGGTCGTGCGCGACCACCCTGCGGCTTTTGTTCATCGTCCCCTACTACCGATGTTTGGAAGGCTTCGGGGAATCGTTTGCGCATCGTTCTGTCCAGTGCGCGGTAGTAATCTTCTGAACCAATTTCAACGCCATCATCTCTCAGTTCTTCGTGTACGCCAAGAGCATATGCCGTCATCCCACGATTTTTACCGAACCAAGGGTTGCGTTCTTGCCACGCTTGTGCCTTGTCGTCGGGCTGTGGTACGGGTTGGTACTGTACAGGTGCAGGTTGTACTGGAACTTCTTCCTCTTGTAAAGGGGGTAGTTTGAAGTTCTTGGCCTGAATAATTTTCAAGTTTGCCACTTGCATGGCCTGCTGGGCTTCCAACAGCTTGTCAGAATCCCCGGCTTCGTAGGCTTCCTTATAAGCCTTCTTGGCCATCGCCAGTTCCATTTCAGCAGCGTTTTGCACCGTAGAGACATACTCTTTCTCTCCGGTGGTAAGAATCTGCTTGATGCGCTTGTTCTCTTCTAGCAGCCGCTGAGCCAGAACGATGGCCTCCTGCTGCTCTCGCAGAGCGGCTTCCTTTTCCCGGCGCTCGTCGTGCCAGACCTTGCGCATCTGCTTGAGTTTGACCTTGACGTTATCGTCATACTGGTCAAGCTCATCCTTCTCCAACTCCTCCACCAGAGGCTTGGGCATCGGGGTCTTGCCACGATCATCCGGGGGAGTGTCGTCTTCGATCTCGATTTCAAACGGGGCTTCCGCCTTGATCTCAACGTCAGACGTTTTTTGTGCGTCCTGCTCGTCGGGGAACTTGTATTCAGATTGGTCCATACTTGCCATTTTATGCTCCTTTATTTGCGCTTGATTCCACGCGGATCATCTACCACGCCTTCTACCGAATCATCATTGATGATGCGGAATTCACGCCCGTGAATAACCAGACGGGAGCCGGTATGGGGCCTAATCAGAACGAAATCTCCCTTCTGACACCAAGGACCGGTCGGAAATCGCACCGGGTCTTTGTAGCAATCAGGGCCAAGTTCTACAACAAAGAGGACCGTAGTCAGGGTTTCTTCGATACGAATAGTCTCATCTGACTTAACGAGGCCAACGTCGCCTTCAAACTCCTTGTCCACCTCTGGGACGGCACACAGGATGCGGTACCCCACAGGTTTGGGCAGTTGTTTGCCCTTTTCGGCTGCTGTCGCCTCAAAGTTGTAGGCTCCCACAACTTGTGGGTTGTTGGCGTCTGTAGCCAACAAGATGCCATTAGTCATCCAATTTCTCCATGGTTTGTTTAAGGTCTAGTGCGTAGCCCCGCGCAATGAGAAGACCCCGAATCTCACCGCACAGTTTCTTGTATTCCTCAAAGGTCTCGGCCTTACCCTCGGCCAAGTGGTCCTTGAGTTGGGCAACCTTTTCGTCAAGCTGCCCAACGATCACATCCATTGCGTCCATCAATCTCCTCTCTTAGCAGGGGCCTGCCGCCGCGCTTGCAGTCGCTCCTGCATGGCACGCAACTGCTCCTCGGCGTTCTTGTTGGACAAGTGCTTGAGTACGTCAACAGCTATGTTGGCGGACTCCATCTCGCGGTCCTTGGTCATGGACGCAGCGGTCTTGAGCAGGTCGTTCTTCTGCTGCATCTGGGCGGTTTGCTGCTGTGAGGCGATGCGTTCCCGCTCCACCTGCAACTGCTGCGCCTTGAGTGCGACATCAGCCTGATCCTTCTGCGCCTTGCGCTGCTGCTCAGCCTGCTTGATCTGAAGCTCCTGCATCTGCATCTGGACAATCGGGTCTTGCGCCTGCTGCTGAGCTTGCGCAGCCTGCACCTGCTGGGTGTTCTGCTGGAGCAGACGCTGTGCGGCCTGCGCCAACAGCGGTGACAGGCGGGCCTCCACCTCGGGAGACATGTTGATCTCCTCACCCGTCTCATCCTTCTGCGGGGGCAGAGACATGCCCAACTGCTGCTCGATCTGCTTGCGGTACTCAAACCCAAGGTGCTCATTGACGTGCGCCATCATGGCCTGAGCCATCTGCTGCGCCATGGGGTTGTTCTGCAAGAGCGCCTGAATCTTCGGGTCTTGCATCGCGGCCATGTGCACCGTGATGTGCGCCTGATGATCTTGATACGCAAACGCCTTGACCGGCTTCATCATCAGCACGTTCTGGTTCTCGGTGATGGGGTCGGTCGGCTTCTGGTCCTCCTCCATCGGCACGAGCTTCTGCGCATCCTTGATACCCAACACGTCCAGCATCTGCCGATACAGCAGCGGCATATTGAACAAGTTCGGTGCCTGCTGCGCCAACTGGAACACAGCTTGGTACTGCACGATCTTCTGCGCCATGGTTGACGCGTTCGGATCAGACACGGGGATCACGTCCACGTCGTCGTAGTCCGACTTCTTGGCGCGGCGGTCGCCCTCGACCGGCTCGTAGCTGTACTCCTCGGGCGTATAGGCTGCGATGATGGCCTTAAGCAGCCGCAGTTCTTGCTTGAGGCTGTAGTGGATGCGGGCCTGCACTGCGCTCATCGTCTTGAGCGTGCGCTCAAGGATGGCCAGTGTGGTGCCCACCGGGGCTTGCGCCGACATGTCGCTGATCTGGAGGTCAGCGGTGTTTGCAAACCGACGTCCCTCCTCGACGATCTTGTCCATCAACGCAGCCAGAGCCTGCGACGGCTCCTTGTATGGCAGCGGCATGATGTTGTCACGCAGCGTGCCGGAGGGCACGTCCATATCGCGCCACTCGCCCGGAGAGATCGGCGTGTCGTCGCCCTTGGCCCTCATGCCACGGGTCTTGAAGCCACCGGGCAGGTTAGACCGCAGAAGAGAAGTGCCGCTCTTGGCGTATGCGCCGATCAGGTGGATCAGGCCAAAACAGTAGAAGCCAAAGCCGGGGATGTAGCCATAGTGCACGATGTGCGTGCGGCGACGATAAGTGGTGTCGTCCTCGTCCCAGTTACGCCGGATGGCCAGTACCTTATTTGTGCCCTTCTCGATAGTGACGATGTAAGGCAGCGCGATGCCGGTCTTCTCTCCGCTCTTGTCGGTGTGCTCAAACCCCTTGAGGTCAAGCTCGACCTGCATCTCCAGAATCTTGAACCGATCATCCGACGTGGCGCGAAAGCCCAGCTTCTCGGCGATCTTCTTCTCCACCTCGTCGAGCACCAGCGTTGGCTCTCCAAGGTCAACATCACGCCAGAATCCCGCGACCTGCAACTTGCGCACATCGTTCTCTGACTTGCGCATGACGTGTGTGATGCGCGGAGAAGACTGCAAGTCCGACGCGCCATAGGGCACCACAATGTCTTCGGCAGGCACAAAGATCGAGACTTGCCGCTCAAGACTGGGGTCGTAGTAGACCTTCTTGAACGCATTACCCGCCAGACCCAAGCCCCAGAGCATGCGCTCGTGCTCGGGCCTGTACTCGGTCATCACATCCGTGAGTTGGTAGTTCATGTCGTCAGCCACACGCTTGGCTGACTCTTTCTTGTCCGGGGTCTCGCGCCCGATGATCTGGGTCTTGACCGGCCCCTGCGCGGGGAACGTACCCATCATGGTCTCGGACTGGAACTTCACCAGTGCCTCAGACAGCAGCGGGTGCGTCACGCCGCACGCGCCTTCCCACGGCTCGGCACGCTCTTCGATCTTCATGCCCAGCAACTCCAGACCATCCACGTAGGTCTGAATCCAATCCTTGCGGGAGGCGATGTCCTCATCAAACTCGCCGGTCAACTGCTGGGCCAAAAGCTCCAGTTCATCCTCGCCCATGTGTTCTGCGAGGTTGGCGTTGAAGTCTTCGCCCGATTCGTCTTCTGCCTCGATTTCAAGAATCGGCATGCCGTCCACGCCCAGCGTGACTTTCTCAGGGTCTTCGATCTCGATTTCAATCGCAGGAGTCGCCGCGTCCATCGCTGCGATCTCCTCCAGCCCTTGCGGGGCGGCGTACAGAGACTTCTCAATCGCCATGATTCATCCTTAATAAAAAGCTGCTTTCTTGCGGTAGTACTGCGGCTCGTCTTCCTCGTCCGAATCAAGCGCAATAAATCCGCCCCTGCGGTAACGCAGCAGTGCCTGCGTCATGGAGTCCACCAAGTCGTCGTGTTCCCCGGACGGGAACGACGCAACTTCTTCAACCAACTCATCGGCCCAGTGTGTATTAGGCACCCAAACCCGGCCCGAGGCAAATATATCGGCCACGGCATTGAGTCGCGCAATCTTGTCCTGCCCCTTACTGGGCGTGAACTCTTGCACCGGAATACCCATGGCCCGGAGTTCAAAAATGAGGGGGGAGCCTGCGGCTTTGGCTTCCACAATCACCGAGTCAGGCTCCCACGTTTTCCACTCTTCGTAGGCTTTCTGCTTCAACTCGGGAAACTCCATGCGCTTCTTGAACGCATTGAGCAGGATGATGTTTGACTGCGGCTTGCCGGTGTCGTCGTCCTTGTAGAACACACCCCATGTGGTGCACGCGCTGTAGTCAGCACGCTCGGACTTCAGGAACGCCGTGTCCCACGACTGGATCAGAAACTCGCAGCGCGGTGGGCGGTCTTCTTCCCACACCTGCCACCACTCTCGTTTAACTATCGCGCTGACGTCGGACGTCGGCTGCTGCATGTACTGCGCTTGCCACTTGCCCGAGGGCAGTTCTTCCTTGAGCGCGTAGAGTTCTTTCTCGCTCCAGAACTGTGGCCACAGCGGTTTGCCACTGGGCAATATGGCGGGAAACTCGATGACTTCCCACTCCTCGCCGCCGCGTTGCGCAGCGGCCTTGAGCACTTGCGCCGTCAAGTCCCGCTTGGACCAGCGGGTCATCACGATGACAATAGCTCCCCCCGGCTGGAGACGCTGCCGTGGCCCCGAGGTATACCACTCGTATGTCTTATCGTAAATCTCGGGGTTAGTTTCCGCAAGAGTGGCTTCCTGCTCCGAGTGCGGATCGTCAATGATCAGCAAGTCGGCACCCTTACCAGTCACCGCACCGCCGATACCAATAGCGAAATACTCGCCCCCGAAGTTGGTGTTCCACCGCCCCGCCGCCTTACTGTCACTCTGGAGGTCCAACGCCGGGAAAATCCGCTTGTACGCAACCCCATCCACCAAGTTCCGCACCTTGCGCCCGAAGCCCACGGCCAACTCTGCCGTGTGGCTGGTCTGGATGATCTTCTTGTTGGGGAACTTGCCGAAGAACCACGACGGCAGGAGGTAAGAGGCGAACTCACTCTTGGTATGTCGCGGCGGCATGTTGATAATCAGCCGCTTTGTCTCTCCACGGGCCACCCGCTCAAACGCACGGGCCATCTTCTCGTGGTGTCTGCCGTGAATGAAGCTCGGCCACATCTCTTGGACGTAGACCATGAAGTCGTCTGCGGCCTTTATCCGCAGTTTTCGGGTGTTGAGTTCCTCAAGAATCTCAATCACCGTGGTCTGCTCGTCCTGCGGCAGCTTGGAGATGAGTTTTGCCTGCACCGCCTCGGGCAGTGCCTGAATCTGCTCTAAAACAGCGTCCAGTTCGACGTCATTCATCGTCGGCCAACCGGTCCGCTTCGGCAGAAAGCTCCAATTCGCCCCCTACAAAGCCCAATTCCTCGTCCAAATCGATGACTTGCACCGCTGGAGCCTGCTCAATGAGGGAATTTTCGATCTGCTCGGGCGTTTTGAGGGCTTTGGCGTCCACATCCACCACGTCATGCAGGTACATCGAGAGCTTTTGGGCCAATGTCTGCCGCAATTCCTCGGTTGTCTGGTGCGTGACGTTGATTTGTAGGCTTTCTGAGAACGCTTGCACGTCGCTGAGCTTGCCCAAAAGCTCCAAAGCCTTGAGTTGGGTGGATTCTTTGCCGGTTTCCGACAACTCCAACAGCTTCAAGCGGATGTAGCCACGCAACTGAGCGGCATTTCGGACGACTTCGACGTCGTATTCGTCCAACAGCGCCTTGAGCATCAAGGCTTTTCCGCTGGTTTGCACCTCTGTTTCGGCACCGGGGGTCTCGAAAAACAACGCCCGCGCCTCTTTCTTATCCGCAGACGTGGGTTCTCCCACCGGCATGCCCATCGCTTCTAGAAACTCCACCGTTTTGAAGGCGGCTTGCGCTTTGGCGTGCAGTGACTTGGCCTCTTCTGGGGTCAGAGAGGCGGGAATGGGTATATCCAACTCCGGTGTAGCAATGATCATGGCGCTGTTTGTGGCTCCAATTCGGGTGAAGTGTATATGTATTGTGGGATTTTTGTATAGGGGGTGTGGGATCGGCAGGAGGTTGGGACTCCTGACGGGGGGTGTTCCTATAAATCTTGTGGCGTTGATCTGGGAAAAATGTTGTAGGGGGTGTGGGGGTCTTGTGGAAAAAACTTTTGGTGTGCTTTATCTGTAGGCACTACTACTCTGGTCGTGTTTCTTGGATTTCGTTGGGAGAGGTGGTGGGATGTGCAGATCATGGCGCATACGCGCCCGCCGGAGTCCCAACCTGTATACAGGGGGGTGGGGGGTCGCTCCCAACTTCATACCGTATGAAAATGCCATGGGGTGTCAATCCCGTGCTATCCCGTGCAAGATCATACGATTCAGGCACAATGCGAAGCATGGATCGGCGAAGTGCGGCTGATCTGTCCCATACCGGGTTAATTCTGCACTGATGAAAGCTCACCATGGCACAAGCCAACATCTCTCTCGCGTCTCTCGCTGCTGAAACTGCTGACGATCTGATTGCTGCAAAGGCAGCAGATGACAAGGCAGCATCTTGCAGGGAAGCCGCAAACAAAAAGATTGCCCAACTGCACAAGGCAAAGGCATCAGTTGGGCGCAAAGGCAACTGCGCAATCGCCACTGCGTTCTACGATGCCCTGATTGCAGGCGGACTGTCCAAGGGCACGTCAGCCAACTATCTGACCGTGTTCCGCGATGCAGTCAAGACTGGCAAGCCCGTGACTGACTGGAACCCAAACCGTGATGGCAAGGGTGGCAAGGGTAAGGGCAAGGGTGGCAAGGGCAAGGGCACTGCAACCCTGGACGATCTGCTGATCAAGGCATTCAATCACGACGATGGCAAGACGTTCCAGGCACTGTGCAGCAAGATCGAAGCTGCATTCGACGATGCCCAGATCAAGACGATCTACGATGGTTTCGTGGAACACTTCAAGGCAGCAGGGTACGAAATCAGCGAGTGATTTCATACCGTATGAAATTCAGCCCCGGCGAAAGCCGGGGCTTTTTTTTGCCCGTTCGCGGGTGATACGCTGCTGCGCAGCGTATCATCTTTCCCAAGCCCGAGTCAAGCACTCGGGCTTTGATAACTGTTCCCTCGACGCGGGCCGCGTTGTGCGTAAGTTGCGAAGATGTTGTAGCGTGTTTTTGTAAGCGTAACGTCAGCGAACACACCAAAACATCTTGGCGATATAAAATCTAACCAACTTCATACCGTATGAAGTTCTACGACATTTGAGATAAAAGACCCGATAACTGTTCCCTCCACGCGGGCCGCACAGGGCGCACGGCGTGGCGCAATTTCATACCAGTATGACAAATCTTCATACCGTATGAAGTGTAAAGGCAGTGCCGTTGCGTAGTACGCAGTGCTTTATTCCAAATCGCTGCAAAATTCTCTAGCACGGGAATTTTATAAAGCCCAATGAAATCAAGCACTTGCGTGGGAAGTTCCCCCTATTATTCTTTTATTCTCTAAAAAATATATATACACCCCAAAATCCGCAGACACATACGTTTTGGGCGGTCGTTTGTGTACGCGCACGCTCTTCTCGCGCTCTCTGCCGTGTTTTTGCTCTCAAACCCCCAAACCACGGAATAAAGGAATTTTATGGCCAAAACGCCGCCAACCCATTGATTTCAAACGCTTTCTTTTATTCCCGACCCTCTAGAACTTTTCAGACATTGTTCATAATCTACTGCGCAGCACCCCAAACCACGCCTTTA